CCGCGAACGACATCAACGCGATCGATACCCTGAATGCCGGCCCTTCACCCCCGTCCAATCCGGCACTCGGGACACCCTGGCTCAACACGCCCCAAAACACGCGCATCTATCCGCTCGAGATTTGGGACGGGCCAGGCGCCGCATGGTTGACGATCGGTTCCCTCGACAGCCAGAACAACGTATGGATACCAGCAGTAGGCGGCGGTGTGCTGCCGAACATCCTGAGCGCGGTCACTACCGACCTCGGGTCCGTGCCGCAAGCCGTCCTCAATATCACCGGAAACAACACGATCCAGTCTTTTGGGAGCCTGGCGCCTCCGGGTTCTATAAAAGTTGGGATTTTTGGCGGCACGGCGACGCTAACCGGTTCGAGCGCCTTGATCCTCCCGACCACGGCGACGAGCATTGCCCAGCAAGCGGGAGATGTTGTCATAGCCGTGGCTCTGGGAAGCGGCAACTGGCAAGTAATATTTGACAGCCGCCTTCTGCAAAGCTGTTCAGGAAACGGTAACTTCTCATGTACAGCGGTTAATGTCCAGACGGGTCCTTATACGGCGGCCTCGGCAGACTGTAGTAACATCATTCAACTTTCGGGAAATGCTTACTACACCCTATCAGTTGGATTGGTTTCTACCTATACAGCAAATTGCCAGCTTACGGTTCAAAATATAGACGCAGGTCGGTCAAAGCTGGTCAATATCAGTGGTGGATCGTCGCAGGTCGTCTTCCCGGGTCAAAGGTTGGTGCTCACCGCGGGTGGCGGCACGTGGAACTATCCAGAGCAACCACGTTGGCGTATCCAGGCAAATACGACATTCTTCGTAGATCCCGTAAATGGGCAAGATCCTCAAGTGGAGGATTGCCTGGCTTTGCTCACCGGGGCCTGTCAGAGCATACAAGCCGCGCTCGATCTTGTTACCAGACACGTTGATTTCAATAATTTCGTAGTAACTATACAATTAGCGCCGGACACTACCCCCGGCCACTACAAGAGATTTGCTTTAAATGGTTCCTTAGTAGGCATAGCAGAAGGAGACGTAGGAGCGTCTAGCGGCCAGCCGACTGGTAATCTTATTATTTCTGGCGCCACCAATTCTGCATCTAATTATTTAATTGATGGTCAAGGCGCCAATAGTTGCGTCAAGGTATCTCTTACCGCTACGTTAACTTTGCAAAACCTTACGCTACAAAATTGCAACCGATTGATCAATGAGTTCGGCACAGCGACGGCAGTATTCATCAATAATGTGTCTTTTGGATCATGTGCTCTTGGTCCTTTTACGCCAGCACAAATGTTCATAGGCCGACTGGGATATTTAGAGGCGGTCGGATCGTATCAAATTATCGGTTCTGCAAACTGCGCTGAGCACTACGATTTGCTTGGAGAGGGTATATTCTGGGCTGACGCGACCAATACGGGGCCAATCCTTGCCACCATAACGGCGAATCTCAGCTACTCCACGGCCTTTGCAAGACCCTTCTTGCAGTCCGCCATGAACTTCCGAGGATACACGTCGTCCCCGTATGTGCTCGGCGGCAACACCGTGACGGGGGCGCCCTATCAGATCCAGGGATCTTCTTCCATAGAGCTCGGGCCGGCATCATCGATCCCCGCGACTTTCTTCCCTGGCAACAGCACAGGGGAGACCTACGATTTTTCGACGCTGAATGCGAACGAGCATAATTCTCCTCCAACTCTAAACTCATGCGGCGGCGGCTCGCCGTCCCTCAGAACGCGCTCCACGGATTATTCAGGGATCGTGGCCGAAGGGACATCGGTGACTTCATGTACGATGACATTTTCGTCGAACTTTGCTCAGAACCCGATTTGCCAGATCACCGCTGTTGGAACGCCGGTGCCGACGACCCTCAATTACACAGCGACTCAGACCCAGCTTACGATAAGCCACGATTCGGCCAGCGGCGCTACGATCTCTTACCGGTGTACCGGGGGATAGGATGGACTGGGCCTCGAACCTGAAGGCGCTCGCCGAGCTCTCAGGCGATGCCGGGTTGTTCGACGATCCGGATCAGCTTGCCATCATGCCTGCGTGCATCAATTCGGCCGAGGAACGCATTCAGGCCGACCTCGATCTTCTTGGAACGCGGGTGCAGGACGACACAGGCGTTACGACGCCGAATCGAAAACAGTTCGTGCTTCCGAATGAGGTCGGGACATTCATCGTCGTCGAGCAAGTGCGGATGATCTTTAATCCGCCGCCGGGCGCATTCAATGGCGTCTACGGGCCGCCATTGTTACCGACCACCAAGGACCTAATCGATTCGTGTTATCCGAGCGAGAACGCAGTCACCTTCCCGAGCATCCCTCTCTATTGGTGTCCGATAGATCAGGCGACCCTCAGCCTGGGGCCGCCGCCAGATCAGCGCTATTACATGAGCGTATTCGGCACGATGCGGTTCAACCCATTGACCGCGAAATCGGGGCCGACGTTTCTGTCGACACAATTCGCGAACCTTTTCCTCGCCGCCGAGATGATCTTTATCTCGGCTTTCCAGCGTAACTGGTCGGCGCGCTCGGATGACCCGGCCATGGGGCGGAATTGGACGGATGAGTACGCCAAACTCTTGGCATCCCGCCAGGTCGAGGAGGCACGTAAAAAGCTGCAAAGCGGCGGCTCCTGGTCGAGCCGGTTCCCGACGCCGCTGGCGTCGCCCGCGGCCCCGACACCAAGCCCACTTACTGTAGCGCCGGCTCGAGGGGCTTGATGGCCCTTACGCCCCTTAAGTTAACACCCGGGGTCAACAATGTTGCAAGCCCGCAACTGAATGAGGGCGGCTGGGAGGAGTGCAACGCCGGCATCAGATTTTTTCAAGGGCTCCCGCAAAAAGACGGCGGCTACGCGCTATTGACAAAAACGCTCGCCGGCGCCGGGAAGCCACTATGGCTCTACGCCTGGTCGACCCTATCCGGCATCAAGTATCTCGCTATCGCCTGCACGAACCGGATTAATCTCTATGGGGGCGGCGCGGGCGTGGTGCAGGACATCACGCCGGCGACATTGGCGCCGGCAACAATTCCGATCGCTCTCAGCGTCTCGGCCGGCTCATCCGTGATTACGATCCAGGATCCGGTTTCGAGCCCCTCGGTCGGCGACGTCCTGACATTCGAGCAGCCGATCTCTCTCGGCGGCAACATTATACTTGGTCCCAACGGCGGCTTCGTATCGCTGCCGACCTACGTGGTCTCGCACGTTATCGATCCCACGCATTACCAAATCTTAGGCAACGTGAACGCAACCGTCGGCGTCGTAAATGGTGGCACCGGCCGGTCATTTACCTCGCAGGTTGGCTCGAGCAAGATTTTTGTAGAGCTCTTCAATCACACCCTCGAAACAGGTCAGGTCGTTCCAATCCTGTTGCCGGTAACAGTTGGCGGCATCGCGATTGCCAGGGGGAATTACGAGATCACCGTGCTCTCCCCCTCATCGTACACGATCGATTTTAGCCCGCAGGTAGCGACGTCAGCTCAGACGGTTCAGGAAAACAACGGCAATCTCAGCCTGTTCTTCTTCGGCGGCGGCCTATCTCCGAACGATATTCTGGCCTCGGACTATACGCTCGGGAATTGGGGTCAAGATTTGGTCGCCTGCCCGCAAGGCGGTCCGATCTTCTTATGGAACCCGACGACGGGCGGAGGAATGTCGATCATTCCCGATTCCCCTTCCTCGTCGACCGCTATCTTTGTGACCGCGAGCGTGCAGCAGATTTTTGCGATCGGCACGATAGATCCGGTAACGGGGCTATTCGATCCGATGCTCGTGCGTTGGTGCGATATCGGAGACTTCACGGATTGGATAGCGAGCACAACCAATCAGGCCGGAAGTTTCCGTCTGTCTCTCGGCAGCCGGATCGAGACAGGACTTGCCTTCAGCTTAAACGCTTTCATTTGGTCCGATACGACGTTGTACAGCGCGCAATATCTAGGCTTTCCGCTCGTTTGGGGGTTTCAGCCGATCGATTCGGGTTGCGGAACGAATTCGATACATGACGCGGGGGTATTGCGCGAGATCGTCTACTGGAAGGGCGACAATCAGTTTTTCCAGTTTTCGGGTGGCGGTGTGCAGATGATCCCATGCCCCGTATGGGATCAAGTATTTCAGAATCTCGACCGCACACCAGAACAGGAGAGGTCGTTTTGCGGAGCAAACAGCTGGTTCAATGAGCTTCGCTTTTTCTTCGAGAATGCCGAAGGGGAAATATCTTTCGCCCGCCTGCAACTCGATTCGCAGCAGCAAGGGTGGACTTACGGCAATCTCGATCGCACGGCATGGATCGACGCCAGTCCTTTTGGGGCTCCGATCGCGTGCGATGCCGAGGGAAATGTCTATCAACATGAGACGGGAAAGGATGCGGCCATTGCCCCGCTCCCGGCTCTAATCAAGACCGGGATCATTGAAATTGCCGAGGGCGACGAGCTCACTTTCATTCGGGAGTTTTATCCTGACATCATGTTCAGCCGTATCGGCTCGCCCCCTGGGCCAGGCACCGTAAAGCTCACGCTCTTTCTCTATCGAAAATCGTCTCAGGATCCCCCGGTTATCAAGGGGCCATATTTCATCAACGCGCAGACGCGCTCGGTCCGCCCGCGGCTACGCGCCCGCGGAATCCAGTGGCAGCTTGAGAGCGATGATCTCGGCTCATGGTGGCGTGTCGGTCTGCCAAGATATCGAGGGCAGCCGGATGGCCGGAACTGAGCCATGACTGCTCCCCGCATGCATTTGATGCGCGAGCATGGATACTCGGAAGCAGCGTTGCTCAATCGAGTGCGCGGAGATCCTGGACTACGGGCCGATGTCGAGGCCGAGCTCCGCGCCTGCGACGACGTCATCGCGGTTAGAGGTGCGGCCGCTTGTGTCATAACGGCAAAATACGCGGAGATCTTGAGGCGCGTTCTTGCCCAGGCTGGCTGATGAATGAGCGGGCTACCGCCAGGCGGTCCTAGCCAGGGAGTCCAGCTCCAAAATATTGCGCTGGCACTGAGTGCTATCGCCCAACGTGTCGGGCCGCCACCAACGGGGCCAACAGGGCCGCCTGGTAGCGCGACAAACACCGGCGCAACTGGGAATACCGGGGCCACCGGCGCATCCGGGACTCCTGGGAGCGCAGTCAATACGGGCGCAACCGGGCCGACCGGCTTGCCGGGTATTCTCGGGGCCACGGGACCAACAGGAGGCACCGGCCCGGCCGGCGCTGTAGCGGGCACTGGTGCAACGGGTCCGACGGGACAACAGGGCGCGGCATCTACTGTCACCGGCCCAACCGGGGCCTCAGGAGTGGCAGGATCGCCAGGTGCCACGGGGCCTACCGGTTCGGCGGGCGCAGCATCTACTGTCACCGGGCCGACTGGGCCCGCCGGAAATGCGGGTGTCACCGGCCCTACGGGTGCGGCCGGCAGTGCGGGCGCAACCGGCCCGACCGGCGCGGCATCGACCGTCACCGGCCCGACTGGCTCAATCGGCGCTACAGGCCCGACCGGAACGGCAGGCGCAGCCTCGACCGTCACCGGGCCGACTGGCTCAATCGGTGCTACAGGCCCCACCGGGGCAACGGGGCCAGCCTCGACGGTCACCGGACCGACTGGACCAACCGGTATCCCTGGCAGCGCTACGAATACCGGGGCCACCGGGCCAACAGGAACAGCCGGGAACACCGGCCCCACAGGTCCCACCGGGGCAGCCTCAACGGTGACCGGCCCGACGGGGCCAACCGGCATTGCCGGCAGTGCCACGAATACGGGCGCGACAGGTCCCACAGGCCCGACAGGCGCGACCGGGGCAGCCTCGACCGTCACCGGACCAACAGGAAACACGGGGCCGACCGGCATTGCTGGGAGCGCCACCAATACAGGAGCAACAGGTCCCACCGGACCCACCGGGGCGGCCTCGACAGTCACAGGACCAACCGGATCAACAGGGCCCACCGGCATCGCTGGAAGCGCCACCAACACCGGCGCCACCGGCCCAACGGGCCCGACAGGCGCGACCGGGGCAGCCTCGACGGTAACGGGCCCCACAGGGCCGACTGGCGTTGCTGGTTCTGCGACGAACACAGGGGCGACCGGCCCAACAGGTCCTACGGGAACGCCTGGCTCGGCGACAAACACGGGCGCGACTGGGCCGACGGGGGCGCAGGGAGCCGCCTCAACGGTCACCGGCCCCACCGGTCCCACCGGCGCGCAGGGCGCGGCCTCGACTGTGACTGGTCCAACAGGCAACACGGGGCCAACAGGTCCGACGGGGCCAACTGGGCCGATCAATACCGCGACCACGATGGCCGAGGCAGATAAGACGGTCTCCGGAGCAACCGCCTCAAATTCTACCGGCTCCATCATTATGATGGGGTTGACCGGTACAATTACCCCGCTGACTACTGGCCTAATATACTCTCACATCCAGGGAAATATTTATGCTTCGGGCGTCAATTCAGGCGCCGCCATGCAAATCCGTTTCGGCACCGGGAATGCCCCTCCAAAGGGACAGTCCTCAACAGGGACAGCCGTCGGATCATCTCCACAATTTCGCTCGCCGACCGGGACATCGGCACTAAAGTTCCCATTTAGCCTTGCGGCCGTATTCACCGGTGCGACCGGGACATCTCTCTGGTATGATCTTGCGTTAGCGGCGACCGGCGCCACGGCGACCGTGGAAAACTTTGGCCTTATTGCCTTCGAGATTGGTGGCGGCGGCCCGACCGGGCCGACGGGGCCAGGACCAGGATTTACCTATAACATTCTGACGGCCGCGACTGGCGCGTTCCCGATCCCGGCCGTGAATATGCAGATAAACGTGATCAGGCAAACGAGCACCGGCGCGACCGCTACCACATTGACATTACCGACCGGCTCGTTGAATCTGACAGTAGGCGTGAAAGACGGAGGGACGAATTTCTCGTCAAACCCGGCAACGGTAGTAGCTCCCACGGGCACTGTACTAATTGACGGGGTAACGGGAACAGTAGGATATGTTATGAACTTCCCGGGCCAGTTCAATTGGTTTGGCTTTGATGGCTCTCAATGGGACATCCTATGAGATCATTATCCCGATTTAATAATTTACTTCATGCGGCCTGTATCGCGTCGATCGCGGCCCTGTTTATTTCAAATTATGCGCTCGGAGCTTATATAGATAGGCTGCATCTCATCTCTACTATTAAAGCAACCTCGGCTGCGTCTATAGCATGGACCGGCCTCGGCACTACATATCATACGTTTTTCCTTGCTTGTTATGGATTATTCCCCGCGACCGCAACTCAAAATATTTATCTCCAAGTTGGCGAAGGCAATACCCCTACATGGGAGACCTCCAGTTATAAATGGATTTCTAATGCACTAAATGCCTCGTCGACCACAAACTCTAATTCAGTCGGCTCATCGGATAGTGGTATTGATGTATCCGCCGGCACCCTCAACAATACTGCGACTACTGCGCTTAATATGAACGCATATCTTAGCG